AGTTCTTACAAAATAATCTTTAGGTTGTTCTTTTGGATTTTGTATATCACCAGCTACATATATAGTGCTGTACTGAAAAAGATCTTTGTATATACTTTTAAATAAGTTCTTCTTTTCTTGAGCATTAGCAGAGACCGCAATAACCGCCGCAAAGAGGACAAGGATTAGTTGTTTCATTTGTCATTTTTTCTTGATTTACGTTTTTTTCTTTTTTTCTTCTCCCACTCTGTAATTACATAAGCTTGTACTGTTATTTCCTTAGGTTCTACACAGTGATTTGTTTTAATTACTTTAACTTTATAGTTAGGTAATTTTTCTTCTTTAATAGTAATACATTTCTTTTTTTCTTGAGAAAATACATTTAAAGAGAATATTAATAATAAGATTAAAATATTGTTTTTCATTTTATTTTTTTGTTTTTCTTCCTTTTCTAGCCTCACCTTTTATAGCATCGTCAATATCACCAAGTTGATTACCAACTTCTTTAATTGCTTTAGCTACATCAGATAATTCTTGAGCTGTTAATTTATATCTTTTTTTGATTTCTTTTACTGTAGATATTGCTTTTTCATCAATTGAAGTTTTACTCCATAATAAATTCCACACATCTTTTATATACTGTTTTGTTAATTTCCACATAATTTAATTTTTAAGGTTTTTTATAGTATTGAATAATTCCGTCGTACCTTTTTATTGCTATATAATCTTCACCTTCTTTTAATCCTTTTGGTATACCTTCTTGCCAAGAATTTTTACCTGTAAATGGTACTCTTTTAGTAAAACCACTTTTCTTTGCTTTTTGTACGTCAGATTTAAACTTTTCTTTTAATTTTTCTTCTTTTTCTTCTTCTTGTTTAATAGTACTTTCTAATCCCCAATATGGTAGGTTTAAATTCCAACCACTCCAACCCATTATAAGAGCTATTCTTTGCCACGTCTTAGTTTCTTCATCAAAAGCTTGAGCTAGGTTCATCATTTTTCTTAATGCTCTATCTACAGGAACATTAGTAGAAGCTGAAATTATTTGCGCTATAGCCAAGTAAGCAGGGTTTTCTAAATCCCATCCTTTCTTTTTAATATCTTTCATGTTCCACTCAAAAGTTTTTGCAGCAGATTTTAATTTTCTAAGTTTAGCGTCTATAACTGGAGATACATTAAAAACCTCATCTACAGCATCTATATATTTAGGACTTTTCTTTTCACTTTCATTTAATATTCTTAATCCTACATTTTTAGCTGTTGACATTATAGCGCCACCAAATCCTAGACCGTTTAGTAAAGAGTCTAGCATACCGTTAGCTATTCTAGCTGTTCTTTCTGATTTAGTTCTTTCTTCATCTTTAGCTTCTTCTTCTTCATCATCAAAAGCTACAGCAAATAAAGCTTGTTGCAAACCATTAAATATTAAGTTTTGAACACCAACATAATATAAAACACTAGACATGTTGCTAAGATCACTTTCACGCTGCGTCATACCAGGTTTTTTACGTCTGTTATATAGATCACGTATAGACTTTTTAGTTTTTCTATTATACTGCATTGTTACATTTTGAAACGCTAAAAATACACGACCAAAATAACTAGCTTGTTGAGTTGATATTTTACTTGGATTACTAGACTGTTGAGTTTCTTCAGCTATAGCATAAAAATCATCAAATGCTTGTTGTTCTGCTTCAGCATCAGTATATTTTTTACCTGTAGCTTCATTGGTTCTATTAAGTAAAGTATTTTTTCTATTAATAAAAAACGTAGCACCACCTGTTGCTATTGCTAAACTGTCCATTATTCTAGTTATAACAAAACCTTTATCAAGCAAATAGCTAATCATACCTTGTAAGCCACCTTTGGTTGCTGCTTCTGTTAATTCAGCTTCGTTAACATTTATTTTCAAACCATCTCGTCTGTTAACAAGATAATCAGAGTTCATTAACTTCATAACAGTTGGTACGTATTCTTTACTAGCAAAAGCTTTGGAAGCGTTATATATATTATTATCACCCCAATTTATAAAATTTACATTAGATATAAGCTGTAGCAAACCAGATCGCATGTTTAAGAACATAACATTACCAACAGATGCGTTTAACCAGTCTAACATAGTATTAACTTGTCTAGCGCCGCTACCTATAAATATTGGTCTGTTACTACCACGCTTCATTCTACCTATTGAATCACGTAAAGCCTCAACAAATTTACTACCAAATATAGACTCAAGCTTGTTCATGTTTTTATCTGAAAACAATATATCTACATTTTGTTTCCACTCTGTTAATAGTTCTCCTCTATACGTAGTATCTAAACCTCTTATTATATCTGAAGCAATAGTTCCACCAGCCCAATAATTACCAGGCGCTGGATATTTACCGCCTTTTTGTATTAATAAAACATTTTCAGCAAATGGTAATAGTTCTAAATCACCTTCAACCGCAGCGACTAAAGCATTTACATCTGCTTCGCTTATTCCGGGTATATCCATACCTTGTTTGTTCCACATCCACACTCTTACTGCATGCGACTTTGTATAAGGACCTACACCTATTTCAGCGTTTAAAGGATTTCTTCTTATACCTATTACGTTTCTTTTAGATTTTAAAGTTGGAAAAGCTTTTTTAATAGCTGCTAAATCAGCTGCAACACTCATTTTAGCAGAAATTAAAGACTGTTCTGCTTTATTATAAGGATCAATTAAATTATCTTTTATAAATTTTATATGTCTATTACCTTGAGCTCCTTTACCTGCTAAATTATATAGTAAACCTAAAAAGTCTTCAGCTGAATACGTTATGGTAAATTGATTCATAAATCTTTTAAATAAACCACCATCTTTTTTCTTACCTTCCAATAAAGCTCTAGCATCACTAACGGTTTCACCTGCTTTTACACCTGAAACTTCTTCTATTTGTTTATTAAACTGATCGTCTAGTGTTTGTTTTTTATTAGTAATAGCTTGTTGTACTTCTGACTTAACATCAATTTGATCTAATACATTTTTAACCTGTTGAACATTTAATAACGAATCATCGGAAAAATAAAAATCATTATAACCTTCAGCTGCTTTATCTAAAAACCAATCAGCCTTTGCTTGCGGATCACCATTACCTAATCCTGTAATATTACTTTTAGGTATATTTAAACCTATACTGGTTAAAAATGTATGTATAGCGTCTACAGAAGCACCTGGTCTAGCAGTAACTACAAATATATCTTTTGGTCCAAACTTCTTTTGTTTTTTCTTAGCCTCGCCTACCATAGGACCCTCAAGTGTTGATATATCTACATTTTCAAAATTACTAAAATCAAACTCAGCGCCTTCTGCAGTAAGTTGCTCTGCTTGAACTGCAAACTCACCAGCCGTTAATGATCCTGTTGTACCATCTGGCATAGTATATAATACTTTTTCTTTTGTCAACGCTAATGTATCATCAAAATCAAAAGCGCTTAAACCTTTAGTTTCTTTATTTACTTCTTGAGCTTTAAATCTAGCGTCTTGTGAGTTAACTAATACATCTTTTACTTTACGTGTAGAGTCTTTATCACTAACTATTTCAGAAGCTGTGTTAGCTATTTTGCTTTTCGCCTTTTGAGCATCAGCTAAAATTTGTACTGAAGGTGTTTTTAATAATTTATTTATACCAGCCTCTGTATCTATATTATATTTAGATTTACCTAAATCATTAAATTTAAAAGGTTCTGCTCTAAAGAAAAAAGTTCTATTACCACTGTCAACTTTTTTACCATCTACTGTATTATATATTGTACCTGAAGTTGTATAACCAACATTAACCTCTACTGTACCTGTTACTGGATCGACTGGTAAATCTAACTTGTTGTTAAGAGAAAATAGTCCTTTACCTTTTACATTTATATAATCCTCAGGTTTTGATTTCTTTTGGTATATTTCTACAACCATATCAACAGGCATAGTTATTGTTGACCTAGCATCATTTAATAAACCTTCTTGTTTTAACTGATTATATACATCTTTATTTATTATTCCTCGATCAAAATCTTTCATGTCTTGACCAAGTTCTTCAGCTCTATCTCTAAATCTTTTTATATTCTTTTTGTTTTTAGCAACAGCTTTTTGTAATTCTTCTTTAAATGTATAGTCTTTTTCTATTGTAACACCGGCTTCTTTTGATTTAGCAACATCTTTAGCAAGCGTAATACTACCATCAGCATTAATGTTAAATGTAACGCTTCCTAGTTTAGCTGGATCTAATTTTAATTCTACTATAAAATCATTACCGGCAATTTGAGAAGTAAAATCTGCCGCGCCACCTTTTTCAGTTTGTACACCTGTTACTTTAAACAAAGTATTTTTTACTTTTCTAGCAGCATCATAAACAGCGTTTTCATAAGCAATACCTCTATTAACTCCTAACTTTTCCGCTAATTTATCAATTATAGAATCAACATCTACACTATTGTTATCTACATTATCTTGAGTTATTTCGCTTTCAAGTGTGCTTTTTATATCTTTTTTAGAAACTTCGCCTTTTAATTTAGTATATATTTCGTTAACAGCGGCGTTAATAGCTTTAGCTATAGATTTAGTTTTTTGATAAACAGTTTTAAAAACTTTTAGTCCAGCTTTAATTGCTCTAGCAGCAGGAGTAATAGGATTAGCACCAAGTGTTCCTTTCATACTCTCTATATATGAATCCACACCTTGTATCATATTATCTAATACATCTTCAACTACATCTAATGAAGTATCTTCTTTAGTTCTTTGATCAGCATCTTTTTGTAATTGATCCATGAACTGCTCAGCATTTATATCAGATCCTTTTAACTCTAATACATCATTTAATTTATTCATAAAATCAGTATCACCTCGCATAGTCTGAACTTCTTCTACTATCACGCCTTCAGCAAGCAAACTAAATAAAGACTGTGATCTCTTTTCATTAGCTTTGAAATAATCTTTTATTTTTTGTATAGTTTCAGGTGTTGTTTTAGGTATTCTAAATACTTGCTTTTTAAAATTAGAATCTTTTTTACCTTCTCTAACATTTTTAGTTGGTGTTCTACTTATTTCTTCAATACCGAATAATTTACCAAATCTACCTTTTATAGTAGATAATGGTAATGAATTTATAAAGTCTTGATTTACAACGTCATCTACAAACTGATTATACTCTGGTGAACCAAATCTACCCACAGCTCCTTTAATAACGTTTCTAATTTCTTTTTCTCTAGTTTTACTTATAAGATCTGTAGCTACAGCTTTAGGACTAACACCTTTGTCATTAATTGATCTTATTATTTCGTCTTTTACTTTAGTGTTTTGTGTTTCTCTTACTTCAGGCGTAAGAACTTTTGCTACAGCTTCTAACTGAGAAGGATATACTTTAGGTCTTTGTGGTACATCTTGCTGTGTATCTTGTTCAGTTGGTGTATCAGCTATTTGTCTAGCGCCTTCAGCATCTAAACTAATATTCTGTTGACCAATACCAGCTTCATTATATATTTCTTGTCTTTTCTTATTTAGTGAATCAGTTACATACGTGCTCCATGTAACACCTTTTGAAGGATCAAAGTTTTTAATTATTGGTCCTAATCTAGGTCTTATAGCATCCATAACAGCTTTACCAGATATATCACCTCTTTCAGGATTAAAACCTACAGCATTGTAATAAAGAGCTTTGTTGTTCTCTATCAACGCGTCAGTTGCTTGATTAATATCAGCTTTTTTAGAGTTTGGATCTTTAATAGTTCCTAATAAAGTTTCATTTATACCGTCACCTAGATCTGTATCTTTTCCTTCTTTAGGTTTACTTACATTATCAACCGGTAAAGTAACACCTAAACTTGGATCTACAATATTTTTAATACCAGCAGCTTTTGCTAATAAATCTTGAGCATTAGTAATACCTGGAATAATTATTTGAGATTTTATTCTTTTAGATTTAGACATCTCGCTTAATCTTTCAGTTATTTCATTAACTCTATTTACATCTGCTTCATCAGGAGTTATATCAGCTTGTTTGGCATTATCTATTTTATTTTGTAATCCTTTTCTTTCTATAGCTAATCTAACCGCTTCAGGATCAGAATCTAAATTTAAAGGTTTTAATACATTAACAGCTCCTTGTATATTTCTAACATTGTTTTTTATTTCAGTACCCTTTTCAGTTGTCATATCACCAGCCTCAACTTGATTATCTACTGACTTATCAATAGCTTGGTTAGCACCTGGTAATTGACTTACAATAATTTGATTAGCAACTATATCATCAGCGCTTACCTCTGTATCAGTTTCTGATATATTAGGATCAAATAAATTAGCTACATCACCTGTATTAGTACTTGATACCGCGTTATTTATTTTGTTGTTAACAATAACATTTCTTACAGCAGCACCACCATCACCAAGAGTAGTCATACCACCACCTGTAAACGAACCAATAAGATACGCGTCTACAAATCTTCCCCAAAAACCCATAAAAGCTTCTTCATCACCCATAACAGCATAAGATGAAAGTGTTTTAATAAATTCAGTAGCACCTTCTGATAAACCTTCACCGCCAGAATCTTTTATTATATTAAGAACTATATCTTTTATAGCTTTTTCACTAGTCTCTTTAGGGACACCGGCAAGATTTTTAAACATCTTACCACCAATTTTTTTAGTAACTACTTCTAACAAACCTTCAGCACCACCAGATACAAGACTGTGTACTATAAGATCATTATCAAGATTACCTCTTTCTATAATACCTTTTAATTGAGATATACGCTCTATATGAGCTGGATTTTTAGGATCTAACTTTGTTAATTCTTTAAGAGCATCATAAGCAGCTTTATTAGCCTCATCTTCAGTTCCAGCAGCTTCACCTATAAATATTGATGGTATACCAACATAAGGTAGCATGGCTTGTATAATACTAGGTATACTTTCTAAAGCAGATTGTGAAGTTCTACTAATAGCATCTACAAAACCTACGACATCGCCGTTTTTTAATGCTTCTGAAAAATCTTCATTAATTTCAGTTTCAAATTGAAAAGTAGCCTCTCTCATTAACTCAGCATCTTCTTGTAAAGCATCAGCTAACTCATACATAAATGTATTTAATTGTATATCTTTTAGTATACCAAAATCAATTTTACCATCTAAGATACCACCACCAAATCCCATTTGTATATTCATAGCAGCCATATACTCATTAATACGAGCTGCTTCTTCATTAGGTGGTAAGTTTTCAGCTTCTAACGCTTCTATAAAAGCCTTACCCTCTTCAGTTTGTATTATAGACATTTTATTAAAAAAGGTTGGTGCTTTTAAAATCTTAGCAACAGCATCCATTGAATTAGATTTTAAATTACTAACTAAATCACCAGCTCTATCTCTTACTGCAGCTCTTTGCTCATAATCTAAATCATCATAAAAACCTTCGCTTTCATCTAACTGATTAAATGTTTGTTGTAAATAATCTTTATCTTCATCGCTTAAATTAGGATCTTGAAGTAATTGTTCTATTAATCCTTTTTTAAGTCTATAATCTTCATCTCTTTCATTGCTTTGATAAACACTTGTAAAACCTATTGCAAAAGGATCAGCGCCTTCTTTATCATTTTGCTTTATATAATCAAACAAATTACTTAATTCACCGTAAAAAAAGCTTTGTGAATTAGGATCGTATTCTTTACCTGTCTGCTCTTTTAAATAATTTTTTAGACCATCAATGCTATAACCTAAGTTTTGAAATGCTTTAGGATTATTTTTAGCTATTATTTTTAATGTTTTATCATCGTAGTTATATCCTTCTAAATAACCATCGTCTGCTTTTAAATCTTCAACTCTTTGTTGAGCATCTTTATATCTTTTTAATTCTGTTCTAATAGAGTTAGCCCATTGCTTATAAGCAGCTGAAGACGTATCATCATTTGGAGGTTGAACAGTTAAATTACCAAATTTTTCTTCTTGATTTAAAGTATTAGCAATAGCTATAAGATCTGCTTCTTCAGCTTCTTCACTAAGTAAATCATCGTAAGTTCTAGTTTTTATGTCTACATCTTCAACTTCTGTACCAGCTATATCTATTGGTGATGCCCCTTGTTCTACATCTCCTACAATTACTTCACTTCCTTTAAATCCTTTAAATAACCCATCTTTAAGTGATCTTTCTGGTATAGCTTGAATCGAACTCAATACCTCTGAGTCAAACTCCTCAGGATGTGTTTGCTGTAAAGCTAATAACGCTTGAACAGCTTCACTTTGACTAATTGAGCCATCAAAAAATAAATCTTCTATTTCTTGTAATAACTCTGCTACTGGTAAATGATTCATGTATTAAGAAGTTATTTTTTTCATTAACTCAGCAAAAGCTTTTGAATTACCTTTTTTTTGTGCTGCACTTATTTCTTGTAATTGATCTGTAGTTGTTTCTACTTTTTCGTCTGTTATAGTTGTTATAGCTCCTTCAGCTCCTTCTGGAACAATGTTTCTAGTAAAATCTTTTAAATAATTATCAAAGAAATATTCTTTATATCCTTCGTAAAAATCTCTTTTATGTTTAGCATCTAGTGGTAAAATATCGTAAGACCAACTATTATCTCCAGCTGTTTTATCTATTTCTCTTTGAGCATCTTCTTCACCTGTTATTTTAGAGCCAATAAACATGTTCCATGCAGCAACAGCGCCACTTTCATTTTCCATTATACCTGCTATTTCAGCTCTTAAAAACGGATCAACTTTTTGTAATATTTTATCTTTATCAAATTTATGAAACTTTCTTTTTTGTTTTTCATTTATTTGAACTTCTTCTAAATCGAATTGACCACTTGGTGTTCTCATCGCGTATCTTTCAATGTCTAGTTTAGCGTTAGGTTTTAATTCTTTATCACCAATCATGTCATCATCAAATAAACCTGAACCCGCTGCAATAGCTTTCATATCTGTAGGTATATCAGGTGTAACTGACACAGGTTCTATACCTGCTTCTAACATATCATTTAATGAAGAGCTGTTTACTTTAAATTCACCACCATCAAACGGTTTACCAAACGCTATTAAATCTTGAGAGCCATCTTCATTTATTTTCATCTCTATACTATAACCTTGATTTTCACCAAAACCAGGAGCTCCTTTAAATATTTTATTTAACAAAGCCCACTCATAATTATTATTAGGATCATAATATTTTTCTTCAGTACCATCAAATACAGAGTATAAATTTTCTAAAAACGTTTTAGTTACACCAGGCGCTTGATCTAAAGCTCTTAATCTGTTTTGAGCTACTTGACCTTCTGGACCTGTCATTTTACCAGATTTTAACGCTTGTGTTAAATCAGCATATTCTTGACTAGTACCCTCATACATAGCATCTACTGCTGGCGTATTTTGATTACTACCACCATTTATAGGTTGTTTAAACGCATCTATTTCAAAACCAATAGCGTCGCTTTGAGAATATTCTTTTAATATTTTATTTACGTATTTATTATCTAGTCTCATATTATTACTATTTACCTAATTCAGCTATACCTATTTTTGCTAAACTACCCAACATACCTGTTAATGCGCCACTTTGATCAGCTCTTGCTTGTGCCATTTGATTTTGTGCATTTTGTAATTGAGCAGCAACTCTATTAATTTTACCTTGTTCTCTACTTTCTCTAGCATTAAACGCAAACATACGGCCTTGAGCTTGGTTATCTTGAAACCTACCTGTTTCACTTATAGCTAATTGTTGTACTCTTTGTTGTTCAGCCATTTTTTTAGACTGTAACTCAGATTCACCTTGAGCTCTTAATTTTTCATTATCAGCTTCTTGTCTTTCAATATCTGCTGCTACTTCTTTTTTAGATTTTAAAGCAGCTTGAGCTAAAGCAGTTGCACCACCCGCACCAGCACCTGTAGCTCTTAATGTATCTAATGTATTTGCCAATGCTATATCAGCTTCTTCTGCTTTCATTTCGGCAGCTTGTGTAGCCACTCCTAAGTTAGCATAAGGATTACTTAATTGTCCTGATAGATCTTGCGCCATACTAGCTAAATTAGTTGACTGATCAAAAGGATTTATTATAGCTTGCCTATTGTTTTCTAAATCTGTTAGTTTTCTTTGTAGAGCTCTAGCTTTTCTAGCGGCTGCTCTAGCTCTACGTCTAGCTGCACCACCACCTATTAGCCCTCCAATTACACTAACGCCTGCTGATATTAAAGCTGGACCTGGCATATTATTGAGTATTAGTTGTTATATATTCAGAACCTACGGCAAATAATTGTTTTAAACCACCATTATCTGTAGTAGCATCAGTACTTAATGTAACAGTGGCATAGTAAGCTTTTATACCTGTCATTGAGTTACCAAATACTACTTCACCAGCCATAGGAGTTGAAGTATTGTTTATTATCGAAGCTTGGTAATTATTTTGTTTTCTATAAAAACCAGCTCTATATTGTATGTTGTTTTCTACATAAGCGCCTTCATCATAACTATATATTCTAGCACCAGTGTCAGCATGATTACTACCAGTTGGTGTAGCACCTGTATTTTCAGATGTAATTGAAGTTGCTTCCCAACCATTACTACCTTCGTAGTTAACAGTCTTAAATGTTTTCATTGTTTGTGGCTCAGGATTAAATATAAACTTAATCTGAGAAGGCTCTTTAGTTACGTAAAAATTATTTCTATCAGGATTAGCATAATGTTTATATATTTTAGAGCCAAAAGCTGTATAATATTGTCCTTGTAAACTAAATATTTGATCTGGTTTGTATTTAAAGAAACTAGTCCAACCTTGTATTTTAGAGTCGTATGCTAATGTTTTATAACCAGACTTATCACTTTTATCAAATGTATAATTTGTACCATGTAAAGATAATACATAGTTATTATTATATATATCATATCCACCAACTGCTTTACCCGTTGATGATAAACCTATAGCCGCTAGTTGATCTCTAAAAAAATCAGTCATACCTGTACTAGATATTTCTTCAATTTGATTACCAGCTAATTTTAATACAGCGTTTCTTGATCTATCAGTAAAGTATTTATCATAACCATAATAAGCAAATGATTCAGGGTTTTGACTAATACCCCAATTACCTAATATAGGTGTTATTTGACCTATTACAATATTAGCAGTTGTAGAAACAGCACCACCCTCCGCAGTAAATATAGCGTCTTTATCTATTAAAGCTACGTTTACTTTTCGCTCTTGAAATATAGTTAAATTAGTATCTTCAGCAAATAATTTTTGTATAGAACCACCTATTGGATCAACGGATCTTGTTATCTCTTCAGCAACACTAAATTGATTAGTTTGATTTATACCTGTTCTAGAATTAAATATACCAGAGTATATTAAAGAATTTTTTCTTCTAGTTTGTTTGTCTTGTTCTT